CTCACTTTCTCCTGCTTGTTTTAAAACATCTGTATACTCTTTGGTTGCAGACTCAAGATTATCTGAACTTTGACTAACAACTTCTTTAAACTCACCCTCTACTTCATTTCTTTGGCTTGATTGTTTTTTAATATTCTCATTAAGTTCTTTGTTAAGTTTTTCTCTCCTCTTTGCACTGTTGGAGGATTGTTCATTTCGTCTAAGTTCTTCTCTAATTCGGTCTTCTTCCAACTTCATCTTTTTCAGAGTAGGGTCATTCTTAATAGCAATCTCTTGCATTTTGATATTTGCTTCATGTATTCTTTGTGCATCTTCGAGTCTTGTTTTATCAAAAGCCATTTCTGCTTTCTTCATTTTTCTACTTGCAAGAAATGAAGAGAACTCGGTCTTTTGTTCACTGATTTGTTTTGCAAGTTCTTTTTGTGCTTCTGTACCTAATGCTTTTCTATTTTCAATTAATTGTTTATTAGTTTTGTTTAGATTACTAACCAGTTTTTGAAGTTCTGTATCGACTGCCATTTATGTTTCCTATTTACCGAATGCTTTTCCTGCTTCTGATATACCGAATGCACCAAGTGTCACTACAACAAATGATGTGTAGATTGTTTCTGATACCTTTAAGTCCATGTCCCATACTAGTGCAGTGACTAAGTCAGTCATACCAAACACTACCATTAGGAAGAAAGAAATAAATCCAATGATTGCCTTTTCATTAAGGTCATTGTCATCTAAAAACAAATCCATAAACTTTCGTTTAGGTGGTTCGAGTCCACGTTTTGCTTTGATAGCATCTTCTTTCATCTCTTTGATGACATCTTCTTGTTCATCAAGTTTTTCGATAAGTGCCATATACTTATCTAAATCAATTTCGACCTCATTACTGGACTGGTCTTTATATTCCTTTTCGTCTGCCATTTTGTTATCCTCTAATATAAATTAAAAAATCACTTCATGCATTATGTACTATTTCTGTTTCTTCTGTCGTTCCTTTTCTTCCTCTAACCAATTAAGAAGGAGTTTGACATATACTTCTCTTTCCCAAGGCATCATGTTTTCGAGTTCTGTTAATGAATACTTGTGGTGTTGCATTAACTGAAAGTTCGTGTTATAATAATTAAACACGGACTCATGAGAAAGAGCTATTAAAAAAAACTCTGTAATCCCTCTAGTGTTCTCGTAGTCTCTTTACCACAAACTTCACAAGCTCCACTTGTTGTGTAAGTTAGTTTTGGTAGAGACTCAAACCAAATACTAAGTTGTTCTAGTTGTCCAAATGTCAAACTCTCAACAAACTCTAATAAATCTTTATCTGATGTCTCGTCTGCCATGTAGACATTCTCTTCATCAAATATCGAATCAATACATGCTGTTAGAATTTCTACCACGTCTGCATCTTCACCACTTCCTAAACTCTTTATGTTTTTAACAATAGGTGGTCTAAGTGTGACACCAACATTATCATTTATCATAACTTTGTTGTCTGCTGATTCACCTTTAGGTTCAATCTCATCTAGATTGATTTTAAGTGTAGCACTTCCTCCACAATCTGTATCACTACAAGATGTGTTTACTGTAGTTGTTTCACCAACTGATGCAGAACGAGTCTTGAGAAATAGATATTCTAAATCCATTACTGCAAGGTTATCTGCTAACACTTCACCAAACGTAACACTTTCTATAAGGTCTTTAATTGCATTGAAGATTTGTTTTTGGTCTTCACTCTCTTTTGCAATTGAAAGAATCTTTTGTTCTTTAACTAAGAAGGGTCTGTACTTAACTTCCCTTCCACTACTTGGCAACACACACCTATATGTGGGTGTTGTTTGGATTGGTAATCCCATAATTTACTCCATATTGTATTTAACCATTTCCACCAAAAAGGTTTGCTAACCTACCTAGTCTACTATCACTTCTTGTCAACCTATCTGCAAATTTCTGTGCAGTTTTGTTGTATCTTCCAAGTGTTCCTAGTGCATCGGCAAAACCTCTTAATGCTCTTCTTCCTTTATTTAGTGCAGACAACTTAGGTGCTGCTTTATATTCCGAAGTCCAATTCCTAAAACTTATAGTACATGAGAATTTCATAATCCCACTTTCACCTTGACTCATTTCTTGAGGTGCAAATGCAGATGGATATGCTTCATTTAATGTATATGTCAGTGCTTCTTTATCGTTATGTCTTAATTGTGCTATGTTAACTGTTCCCGAGTAGTCATCTAAGTATGCAAATATAGGATGGGTTGTAGTACCTTCTTGTAATCCTGCATTCTCATAGATAATACTATTCCATGATTCAATCAAAAATCTATCCTCAAATGACGAATCACATAAGAAGGTCAACTCTATAGTTCCACCATCTTCTAATATCTCTCCAGTCACCATATTACGTCTTACACCATATTCAGACCATGGATTGGTTGTTAATTGTCTGCCTGGCAATGAACAACTTTCTACTCGTATACCCTCTAAGGAGAAACCGAGTTTGGGACAATGAATATCAACAGAGAATCTATTGCTTCTTGCACCTTGGTCAAAGTTGAATTTGAATTTGTCTATTGATGTTCCCATTAAAATTGTTTCCTACTGTCTTTATAAACTGTTAACGTATTTGTACCCTTTCCAAATCTTGCACTTGGTAATTGTGAAACCAAACTCCAATGTATTGGTTGAACTCTTTCTAGTTGTCCGTCAATATGGGTTGTTAGGTATCTTTTTACACAAGGTTTCCCATACCTGAACCTCGATACTTTCCTGATTAAACCATACGATAATTTAAATCGTGTTTCACCATCCAATTCAGTATCACTAATTAGGGAGAAGAGTTCTTCCAATAGTATTGCCCTATACTTGGGTGCAATGTAATGTAAGTTCAACCCTATAAAACCATTGTTAGTAAAATCCATTGGAATCACTAAAGGAAATCTATCGTAATACGGTAGAACATCTTTATACAATGCATCATATACAAACATATACATGTGTCCTATGATATCATCCCTTACATTATCAGTTTCAGTTTCTTCTCTAAGTAAGTTTATGTTCTTTAACTTAGACCTACTCATCTTCTGAAGTGTTTTCTTAAACCATTCTATTCCTTCTTTAGAATTGGACTCTATGTCTGCAGGCTTAGATNATAATACGTCAGTAAAGATTCCCATACAATCTATTTATGTCTTTAGGTCAAATCGTCTTCAGTTAATATACGAAATTTATACTTTCTATCTTTGCAATATTGTTCTGCTGCTTTGAACTTTGCTTCATTGACTGCATAAGTGGTAATCTCATTTAGATACTTCTTAGTTTTTCTTTGTTGGGGTTTGGGTGGCATTGTCTGTCTTTTGGGTTTGACTTCGATTATCTCTCTCATAATCTTTCCCGTTGCACTTTTATACCTGATATAAAAATCAGGAAAGTATCTATGTACTCTTTTATCGAGTGGTGATACGTATGGAATCACATATTCTTCACTACTCCATTCTAAGATTGCTGGAGACTTATCACAATATATCATGAAGTTTCTTTCCCATGATGACCTGTAAAAGATTTTTGTAGAATCTCCTTTGTACTTTTTATAGTTCTTCGGTTTGAACCTACCCTTATGTTGCATAAATAGAAGTGTACATAATTAATTTAATACTATTTATAGAGATTCTCAATGGCATCTATCGACAAACTAATTTCAAAAATCAATAAGGCAAAGTCTGCAATTAATTCCTTCAAGGGTATTACAAGTAAATTTAGTAGCAGAAACTTTACCTCTGCATTGGACAAACTTGGAGAAAATGCAGAAAAGGCAAAACGACAATTAGAGAGTCGAAGAAAAACACTTGAAGCAAGTGTTGCAGGAAACAAAGCAAAATATAAATTAGACCATCCTGATGTCAACAGAGGATTAGAAGAGTTAAGGTATCCATTGAAAGATGACTTGGATAACTATATCGTTTTCTCAACAAGACTTAGAGCAAAACGAGAAGGAACTAATGCTCAAAATATATACGGTGATACTGGAGTAGAAATTGCATTGTATGTTCCTGATGGGTTATCATCAACATCACAAGTTTCTTTTAGTGGACAGGACTTTGGTTTTGGTTCTAGAACAATCAATGAGATAAGAGAAGCAGAAAGTTTCGGTGATGCAATTGGAGAAACAGGTGAAGCAATTAAAGCCATGGGTAATAAGGCACTAAATGCATTAGGAAATAAATTAACTGGTGGTATAGGAAACCTTAGAGATGGTAGAGCAGTCAATCCTATGCAAGAACAAACACTAGAAGGCATTTCATTTAGAAGTTTTGCATTTGAATACGAGTTCTGGCCGAAGAGTCAAGAAGAAGCAGACGAGATTAATAAAATCATGTATGCATTTAGAACTGCTATGTTGCCTGATACATTTGGTTCTAGTGATGAGAATGATGTGGAGAACTACTTTAACTATCCAAACATATTCGATGTAGAATTTGAAGGGCCGATACGAAATGTCTTAGATGGATTTTTACCTATGGTGTGTACCAAGTGTGATGTAGACCATTTCAATGGACAAAAGTTTGCAGTCTTTGAAGGTGGACAACCTATCTCTTCTAAAATGTCATTAGAGTTTGTAGAAATCAAAATACTATCTCAAGAAAATTATCAACAAATTTCTCCATTAGGGGACAAATCAATTAAAGGAATGCCAAGTATTGTTGATGATTATTCTAATGAAGCAGATGTAGTAAAACCTAAAGTTGGTGGTGGGAGAGGATAATGTCAAATAAATATTTTAGTAATTTTCCCGAAATACAATACACCTTAAACACTGGTAAGATAATTACTATAAAAGATTTCTTTAGAAAATCTATTATAGAAAGAGAATCAGTCAATAGTTATATCGAGTATGCAAAATATGAAATCTTAGATGGAGAAAGACCTGATGCAATAGCATCTAAACTCTATGGAGACTCACAATTACATTGGACATTTTTCTTAGTCAATGAATTGGAAAACTATTATGATTGGCATATGGACTCTGAAACATTTAACAATTACATAGAAGAAGTGTTTGAGGGTCAATCACTTACTGCAACAGAAATATCTGATATCATAACATCTGATTCTAAATTTCTTGTTGGAGAAAGGATAACATCTAATACAGGTACTAGTGGTAATGTATTAGAAGTTGATGGTGCTGGGAAACGACTTACTGTCAGTGGTCTATTCTCAACTGGAGATGTTGTAACAGGTTCTAGGAGTGGTAAGTCATTTACAGTTCAGTCTGTAGTAGACCATAAAGATGATGTTGCATATTATGAGAATGCAGATGGCATCAAAAGAAATTATGGTGGAAGTGGTTGGAATCAAGTTTCTCACTATGATGATGAGTGGGCAAAGAATGAATCAAGAAGAATAATAAAAATTATTAAACCCGAAAGGATTAAAAGAGTAGTATCAGAATTTGAACGTGTGATGTCATAATGAGTAATTTTCAATCAGGTGAATTTCAATTAGAATCTTTAACTATTGTAAACTCTGAAAAGGAGTCAGTAGACCTATCTACAGATTTAGCAATCAACCTTAGATTATATGAATCCATTTATAGTAAATTTGTCACGGGTGATGTGTCTGTTTTAGACGGACTCAACTTATTAAAGAACTTTAAATTTACAGGTCAAGAAAGTTTAACAATTCGTATGAGACAGAAAGAAGGAGTTGCAGACCTATCTTCAAATGAGTTTTCAATTGAGAAAACATTTAGAATTTATAAAGTTGTTAACATACAGAGACCATTGAATAATACACTAACATATCAATTAAAGTTCTGTGACCCAAGAATGTTTTCTGCAAGGACAACTAGAATAAGTCAAACTTTAAGGGGTTCTTATACTGATATGCTATATCAAGTATTACAAGACCCCAAAGGTGTTAATATCAAACCAAATGAAATTGAGTCATGGGAAGAGACAAGTCCCGACAAGATGCAATTCATTTGTCCTAATTGGTCAGTTGCAGAACTTACAGACCACATAGTATCAGAAGCATCTGTTGGTGGAGGAGAACAGTCATGGAAAAATGGTATGTTCTTTTTTCAGACAATCAACGGTGGATTTAGATTTACAAGTATAGACACAATGTTCTCAATGGAGTTCCCATTAGTATTCTCATACAAACCGAGAAATGCAAATATAGATACTAAAGATTTAGATATTAATGATTACAGTGGTCTGAATACTGAAATCATGCATGTAGAAAAACCAGCTCAGTTTGATACACTTAGAGGTGTTATGAATGGTGCATATGCATCGTCAATGAAAGTATATGACCCTATAAGAAAACTAGAATCTGATATTGTATATGATATGGATGAAACATTTAAAAGAGGACAACATGTTTCAGGATTCCCTTTGATAAGAACAAACATTGAAGAACAGACAAATACTGCAGATGTACTAAAAGATGATTTCACACCAGCAGATTCGAAAGAGTTTACAAACCATCTCTCAATGAATAAGGCATTTGAAAGTGTAGTGTATTATGACTATAGTAATGCACATGACTTTGATAATGCAAAAAACTTATCAGATAACGAAACATTTCAAGCAGATATTATCAGAGATAATGCAGTACTAGAAAGGAAAGGTTTATTAGAAACACTACAACAACACCGTATTGTTGTTACCGTACCTTTAAGAACAGATTTGACAGTTGGTCAAATTATAAGGTTAAACATACCTGAACCCGAATCTCAACAATCTAAGCAATCAACAAAAGACAACCTAAATGATAATAGATATTTAATAATAGATTTATGTATCAATGCAGACCCTATTCATAATAGAGGTGTTTGTTATTTAGAATGTGTTAAAGAAAGTTATGCAATGGATATAGAAAGTGCAGAAGTGACAGAAACAATTCCTAGGAGTATATAATGAAAACCTTTTATGGTATAGTTGAAGATAGACAAGACCCTCTTAAGATTGGTAGAGTCAGAGTTCGTTGTCATGGTATCCATACTGCAAACAAACAACTTATTGCTACACCCGACCTTCCATGGGCTCAAGTGTTACTACCGACTACCTCTGCAGGGTTATCGGGTTTTGGGACACAACACGGACTTGTGGAAGGTTCTACAGTATTTGGTTTCTTTAGAGATGGAGATACGTGTCAACAACCAGTTATTATAGGGACAGCTGCAGGTATTCCACAAGCAGGTTATAAGGAAGGGGTCGATAAGAAACTTATAGAACGAAAAGTTAAGACAGGTTTTAATGACCCAAGAGAATTAACCGTTGCAGGTTATGAAGGAACACCTGATGGGCCGAATCCAAAACAAGATGCAAGAAGAGGGTTTGGGTTAACCACTGCACTAGACACTGCACCAACTAAACCCGAAACACTTGAAATCAATTATGATGGCACAGGTTCTAAAACTACAAATCCAACAGTCACTGAACTTCCAAAGTATCCATTATACATAGAAGATTCAGACCTATCCAAGTTTGCAAGAGGTGAGGGTGATTACACTTCAAGAGACACTAGTAGTGCAAATGGTATTCCATCAAAAGCAAAACCAGTTTATCCTTACAACAAAGTTTTAGAATCTGAATCAGGTCATGTATTAGAGATTGATGATACACTAGGTGTAGAAAGAATAGCAGTGGAACACCGTTCAGGAACCTTCCATGAAATTCATCCTGATGGAAGTCAGGTGACTAGAGTTGTAAATGACAATTACACTGTAGTGTGTAAAGATGACGAAGTGTATGTTGGTGGGAAAGTAAACATTACAATTGGTGGAGATGCTAAGATTACAGTCGGTGGTAAAACTGATATTGAATCTACAGGAAATCTATCAGTCGTTGCACCACAAATAAGTTTAGATGGTACAGTTATTAAGTTGAACTCATAATGGCAACAACCCTACCTACAATACCAAATACATTTCCATGTCCCGATGGTACAGTTATTAATCTACCAACTAAGGCAGACTTAACAAATAGTATTGCAAAGATTGGAGACATACCCAGTCAACTAAAAGTATATCTTGTCACTCATGCAGATGAGATAAGTGCAGATGCAAAAGAAGATATAGAAAAAGTTATCAAAGATGTAGAAGACTTTATGGATAAACTTGCAGATATTTCTTCTCCTTATTGGGAGAAAGGAACAGTTCGTAATTGGGGTAAAGAAGCAAGAGAAGCTGTAGAAGAAATGCTACAGGAGTTTCACATCTATGTTCCAGTGAAGATTATGGAACTAATAGGAAATATAATTCCAGTATCTTTTGAGGTTAATATTTTAGGAATAGAAATAGACGTACTTAAAATCTTAACTAAAAAAGAACAGAAAGATATCAAAGACCAAATTGCAGAAGACATTGATAAGTTCTATGCATTGATTCCTGATGAGTATAAATGTTTTGATGGAGACTTTGGTATAGAGTGTGATGAGTGGAAAGCAAAAGTTACATGGAAGTATCTAAAAAGTGAAATCATGGATTGGGTGTCTAACTCTTTATTCAAGTTAGGAGAGAAACTCATAAAGAAATTCAAAGAGATATGGGATGCATTAGGTCTTCCAAGTATACCCGACATATTTGAGTTTGATTTAGGTGCAAAGATACAAGAATGGAAGACTCAAGCAGAAGCAAAGTATGGTAAAGGGTCTAAAGAATATAGAGAGTATATCAAAAAGAAACTTGAAAGTCTATCTATAGCAGGGTTTAGTCTCTCTGATATTACAGGTGGAGACATTGAGTTAAGTGTTCAATCTTTAGATGATAAGATTAACGAAATGATTTCAGACTTTAGAGATTTTAAAATCAACTGGAAGAAGAAACTGCTCTTAGAGTGGGTAGAAATTGTAGAAAAGTTCTTTAAAGCAATAGGACTTGGTAAAATATTTGATTTTATCAACTTAACATTTTGTGATTTGTTAAAACTTATAGGTTTTCCTCAATCAATCGACATAACAGTTCCTAAGAGTGTATAAATAGTATTATGGCAATAGACGTAGTAAACAATGCAAAGGTAGTTGCAACCAAAAACAATTATAGAGACTTGGATTTACTCTTTAAAGCACATCCAATAACTGGAGATGTTACAACTAGAAGTGATATCGAAGCAGTTAAGAGAGCAGTTAAGAATATCATATTAACAAACAACTATGAAAGACCATTCAAGCCAGGGTTTGGTGGTTCTATAAGAGATTTACTATTTGAATTGAATACTGCAAGAAAGATAAGAAAGGTTGAAAAAAGAATAGTAGATATGTTAGAAACATTTGAACCTAGAATTTCCAACATACAAGTAAGAGTCGGAGATACCGATACAAATGCAGTTAACATGCAAGTCTTTTACACTATTAAAAATACAGAAAGAAAACAAGAAGTAGATTTCAAAATAACAAGGGCAAGATAATGGCAATTAAGAGTTCACAAATAAACATTACCGATTTAGATTTCGAAAACATAGCAGATAATCTTAAATCCTATCTACAAGGACAAGACCATTTAAAGGATTATGACTTTGAAGGTTCAACCATGTCAGTGTTAATAGACCTTCTTGCATACTCATCACACATTGGTGCAATCAACACAAACATTGCAGGGTCAGAGTTGTTTTTAGACTCTGCACAAATGAGAAAGAATGTAGTATCTCGTGCAAAAGATTTAGGATTTGTTCCTGCATCTGAAAAGGCATCTAGTGCTACTATTGATGTTTCACTAAAAAATGTTAGAAATGCAGATGGAACTTACCCGACAGTTAGTGAAATGGCAATGACAAGGGGAACTAGACTCTCAACAGTATTTGATGGATTGACATATGAGTTCGTAGTTCCTAATACAGTAAATCCAACACAAAATGGAACAACATATACCTACTCTAGTGTTCCTATTATACAAGGAACATATGCAACAGACCAATTTGTGTTTGATGGACAAATACCAAATCCAAAATTTGTATTATCAAATGAAAGAGTGGACAGAACACAACTCAATGTTTCTGTAAACTCTGCTGGAACAACAGACACTTATACACTTTCAACAGATGTGTCTAATATCACCACAACTTCTAAAGCATATTATGTACAGGAAAATGAAGAAGGATTTGTTGAAATCTATTTTGGAGATGGTGTGTTAGGTAAACAGTTGCTTGACGGTGATGTTATTACTGTTACTTATATCATAGTTGATGATATCCATTGTGATGGTTCAAAAGACTTTGTATTAGAAAGTTCTATTAATGGATACACCGACTCTACTATCACGACTACTGCAGTTTCAAATGGTGGTGCAGAGAAAGAAAGTATAGAGTCCATCAAATTTAAAGCAACAAAGTTTTACACTTCACAAAACAGACTGGTAACACTGAATGACTACAAAGCAAAGGTCAGTGAGTATTACCCGAACGCAGATGCAGTTGCAGTGTGGGGTGGTGAAGATAATACTCCACCCGAATATGGTAAAGTATTTCTTGCAATTAAACCGTTAAACTCTGATTACTTATCAGAGACAGAGAAGACTGCAATCAAAGGTAAATTAAATTCTCTCAATATGCTAACAGTGAGACCCGAGATTATAGATGCAGAAATTGTTAAGGTTCTTATCTCAACAACATTCAAATACAATGCAAGAGCAACAACTCTTTCAGAAGGAGAGTTAGAAACCTTAGTAGAGTTAACAATTAATAATTTTGATAGAGACAACTTAACTAACTTTGATTCTATATTCAGACATTCAAATCTAATCAAAGCAATTGATGATGCAGAAGGTTCTATCCTTTCTAACACAACAAACATAAGATTGAAAAAGAGTTTAGCAACAAAGGTATCACAACTAATAGGATACTCATTAACAACTGGTAATGGATTATATAATCCAACTACTGGATACAACAAAGTAAATGGAGGGATAACTTCATCAACTGGATTCTATGTCCAAGGTGATGCAACCAACATTCAGTACTTTGATGATGATGGGTCAGGAAACTTGAGAAGATTCTACCTATCAGGTGCAACAAGAATTTATACGGATAATTTTGCTGGTATAGTAAATTATTCAACAGGAGTTATATCAATCAATGCCATCAACATAACCTCAACAGTTAATGTAGATAGTACGATTGATTTCACCTTAATACCGAGCAGTAATGATGTTGTTGCGACAAGAGGAATCTTAATTGATATCTCTAGTTCTGATATCTCGGTTAAGGCAGAAGTAGACACCATCGCAAGTGGTGAAAGTAGTGCAGGTGTTGGATATTCTTCAACATCTACATCAACATATTAATTTATGTATAACGTGGTCTAAGACTGTAGGTTCAGTGCTTAGAGTAGCATTCCATTAACTTGGTTTTTATAGGAGTAAACTAAAATGGCAGATAAAAAAATAAGTGCATTAACACAGGTAAATGATTCAGATATCGGTGCAGATGACCTTCTACATATTGTAGACAACCCAGGCGGAACACCCGTCAACAAGAAAATGACTATCGGTCAAATGTTTGAAAACATCCCAACTCACTTAGCAGTTGACGATATCACAACATTGACTGCAACTGCAAGTAACCTTGCAAGTTCTTTTGCAACTGCAATCGACCTTTCAAGTGCATCAGCAGATGTCGCTTTCACATTAGACAACGGAACAGACGTTGGTCAGTTAAAAGTAATTTATGCTTCAACTGAACCTGCATCATCATTCGTTGCAAACATAACTGTAACTTCATGGGGTACAAGTGCGACTGGTTCAAACCAAATCGTTCTTTCAACTCTTGGTGAAGCAGTTATTTGTTTTTGGTCAGGAACTGCATGGTTTGTAATTGCAGATTCAGGATTAACAGCATCAAGACCTGCAATAACATAAGGATAATAACTAGTGTCTAAGAATCATACTTTAAAGGAAAGACTTTCATACAGACTTCCTTCATTACTTCCCGAGTACTTGAAGTCAGAAGCACCTGCGTTTGAATCATTTCTTAAATCGTATTTTGAGTTCTTAGAAGCAGAAGTATTAACCTTAACAACACAGGGCGATTTAGATGGTATCGCAAACGAAGACGGTACAGGTTCTATTTTTTTAGAATCTGCCACCGTCTCACCATCCCCCGATAAAGACACCTCAAAAATTCTTTTTGAACAGACTGCAACAAATGTAAATGCAAATGCAGACCCCTTTAGTATTGGGGAGTATGTTGTTGGTTCAAAAAGTAAATCAGTTGCAAAGATAGAAGTCATTAATAATAATGTACTTTATCTAAAATCAGTTTCAGGAAATGGTTTCTCAAAAGGAGAAACGGTCACTGGAAGAGATTCTAATCAAACAGGAACAGTTGGTTCTTATAAAGAGAACTCTATACTTGCAAACAACAGATTATTAGACTATTCAGATATTGATGAAACAACAGAAGAGTTTTTACAGTATTTCCAAAAAGACTTTATGCCATCGATTGACCTTGCAACTTTGCAGAACAGTCGTTTAACAATTAAAAACATAACAGACCTTTATAAGAAGAAAGGTACTGGAGAGTCATTACAATTCTTAATGAGACTCTTGTATGCACAAGACGCTGAGATAAGATACCCAATCAATGAGACGATTCATGTAAGTGAGTCAGGTTATTCTCAGCAAAGAAGAATGAGATTGACAATGACTTCAGGTATTCCTGAAGCAAACGATAAGATAACACAATATGCAATTGATGGTAAAACCATTACTGCACAAGCAATTATTGAAAATGTGTATACTGATAATTCAGAAACAGGATTATACTCATTAGAAATAATGAACAATCATGTAGGAGAATTTACTAAAGGTTCTAGTGTCACTATTCTAGACAGAGATGGAATAACAGCACTTACTGCAACAGTCAATGGTATCATATCTGATATTACAGTTGGGTCTTCTACTTATGTTGCACATAATGATGATGGAGATATTCTATTAGAAGATGGATATGGATTATTATATGAAACAAAACTAAAACCTTTTGGTTCATTATATACACTAAACGATAAGATAAACATTGTTGGTGGTAAAGCAGATACAGATACTACAGAATGTCTATCAGTTGTTAATGGTTTACATGAGGGTGGAATTACAGAAATCCTGATTGAAACTTCAGGTGATGATTATTCTGCAGGAGATTTAATAATCTTTGAAGGTGGACAAGGTTTTGGTGGAGAGGCAATCATAGGTTCAATCAATGATACTATTCTACTTGAACAAGGAACTAAAGACCAAAACAAACCAGCAGTCACCGAATGGGAATTTACTGCAACTTCAGGCCAAACAGTATTTGGAGGGCCAGGTTCAGTTGACGATAAAGGAGACTTAGTATTCTTCAACGACAGTGCAATACAAGTGTTTGTAGATGGTTTAGAGATAACTAGAACTACAGAGTTCACATCTAAAAATGACAGAGTGACTTTAGTGTCTGGCCTAAATGCAGGTCAAGTACTAAACATATACACCGAGTTTAATAACATAGTGTATGAAGATGGTAGTATTATCAATCATGAAACTGCAACAGGTGAAATTAAGAGTATTAAAATTACTTCAGGTGGTCAATACACTTCAATACCTAAAGTATTTCCAGGCGGATACATTTACTTCAATGACTTATCAGGATTCTTAGTTGGAGAGAGTGTGACTGGTGGAACTTCAGGTGCTACTGGTATTATTTCTAGTATTGATACAAAAAATAGAAGACTAGTAGTTAAAAGACTACCAACAGATACTGGTGCATTCCAAAACTTAGAATTGATTACAGGTGGAAGCTCAGAGACAGAGAGAAACAACACACAAGTAAATATAACAAGTGGTTCGGGTGCATTGATGTATGCATTCTCAGATACTATTGGTGGAGTCTCTTCTATCAATATACAAGACCAAGGTAATATGTTTGATGCAGATGGAGTTGTATCAACAACATCACATCATCCAATGGTTATTAGTACACCTAGTGCAACACTTACACGAGATTTAACATTAACAGGAGTTATATCAGGGTCTACAGCAAAGGTTGTTTCATATGATATTGATAGACACATCTTAACATACACATCTTTAGTTGGTGATTTTTTTGAAAACGAAGTTGTCACGTATAATGCCAGTGATTCATTCAAAGTATTGAAGAGCAATAAGTTTGATGGACGAGGACTATTTAATGGTGAGGGTATAATCGAAGAACAGATGGTTGGAGATTATGGTACAATTGATGCAAGTGCATCAAGAGTTCAAGATGGTAAATTCTATCAGACCCATTCATATGTTGTCAAGGTCGGTGAATCAATTAACAAGTGGAGAGGTATCGTTAAAGATTTACTTCACCCTGCAGGACACATCTTCTTTGGTGAGGTTGCAATCAAAAATACAATTGATACAACTGTAGAAGACCAAGTTAGATTTAGACCAACAGTTATTATTCCGACTAATGCTGTATTAGGTGTCCCAACTCCATTCACAAACTCTATGAGAGAAATAGAGATTTACACACTATCTTCTGAAATAGACCCAGTCACAATTGCAGAACTAAAAGATGCAGGTATTCCAAGTATAGGAACAGACCCAAGAACAGGTGGTTCAATAACAGAACCTTATACTGAATATGGAGACTCATCTCATAGAAACAGACATATCAATATTAATATCATCCAATCTCATGCACTTGGAACAACACAAGTTGGTCTACACTCACATGATGGCATCCCTACAGTTCTTTCATTAGACTCTGCAGATAATGGTTATCTAGTTAGAAGTACAGAAAGAAGACCTGCAGATAAAGGTAAAATATTTCAATTATGGGAAGCAGGAGAAGAAACACTTCTTATGGAAGATGGTTCATTGATAGAATTGGAAGATACTCCAAACTATTTAAAGTTTGAACCTAGATTAACTGAAAATGTGTACTTCCAAGGAACTGAAGGTGAGAGAATCATTACAGAAGACGGAGTGGATATAATTAATTTAGAAGATGCAAGTGTTCCTGTTCACCATGTAGGTTATTTTGTTTCAGAAAGAAACCTACAAATTGATGGTGGCATATACTTTGAAGATGGGGATAGAATTATAGGTGAAGATTCAACTGCATTTATGCAAGAGGGATTATCAGAAAGTGGTATCTCGTCCTTTGTACCTCTCGGCTCAACTTATAGAACCCTAAATACAATTACAGGACAACAAGTCTATGATATATCATATTATCTTAAAGATGAGACTGATGCAGATGACTTATTATTAGAAGATGGAACTGGAAGTATGCTAAGTGAAGAATCAAATCCCGAGGGACTACGAATTTCAGACTTAGAAACCTATTTCCCAAATCATTACATGAGTGAGTTCGACTCTCATGAAAGAAAAAGAACAAATATAACATTTAGTGCATATATAAAGTCTGCATAGTGTTATAAATAGTATTACAAATAATCGTAGGAGATTAAAATGGCAGCAATTATTACCGAAAAGTTTAGAATACATAATGCTAAACAATTCAAAGAAGACTTTGGAGAGAGTGCCTCTTCATCATATATATTCATAGGTCGTCCATACCCATGGGCAGATGACACATCCCCACCTTCACCTGCAAATGCAGTTGGAGAAGAAATAGATTCATATTCTGATATGTTAGCATTGAAGAAAGTTGGTTCTTCAGATGTATCTCACGGGTTAACAAGATATGATTATGACATAACAGGAAGTACTAAGTATGATGAGTATGCACATGACTATAGTGCAAGTAATACTTCTCCTGCAACATCATCAAACAATCTTTACGATTCAAGATTTTTTGTAATAACAGACGAGTATCATGTATACAAGTGTATCAGAACTGGAAGAAATTCTTCAGGTGTTGTTGTTAACTCAACAGTTCAACCAACTGGAACTTCTGCAACTGCATTAGTAGAGACTTCAGATACAGATGCAGCTACAGGACGTGGTTATATTTGGAAATATATGTATACTGTTTCTGCTTCAGAAACAATCAAATTTGTAACAAACGACTTTATACCAGTTAAAACAATTGGTGCTCAAACAGAAATTGATGGTACTTCGGGTGCATTAGGAACTGCTGCTTCTGATGACGGAACATCACAATGGGATGTTGAGAACTCTGCAGTGGACGGAGGAGTTCACCATGTAGTAGTGACAGCAGGTGGTTCAGGTTATACAGATGGAACATATACTTCAGTTGCAATAGACGGAGATGGTTCAGGTGGTGTATGTACAGTGGTTGTAGCTTCGAGTGCAATTTCATATGTAAACATAACTGCTGCAGGAACTGGATATAAACGTGCATCAATTGATATTGCAAATATATCAGGTATTGGTTCAGGTAGTGGTGGGGTTGCAAAACCTATTATATCACCATTAATCGGACACGGTGCAGACCCAATCCAAGAACTTGGTGGAAACTATGTAATCGTTAACTCTAGATTAGAGTTCGGTGAAGGTTCAGGCGATTTCCCAACAGACAATGATTTCAGAAGAATCGGACTTTTACAAGACCCATTCAATGCTGGTACAACAACTGTATCAACATCTCCAACATTGGCTGCATACAACAAGATGACACTTTCAAGTGTTGTTGGTCTTAGTGTTGATGACATTATTTTAAATGCAAACTCAGATGGAAGTGGAGTTGCAGTATCAAGAGTTATCTCAATTACTGGTAATGTCGTATCCCATATTCCTCAAGCAAATAGTGAGGGTGGATATGTAAACTTTGTCAGTTCAAATACTGTATATGTTGGTGGTACCACAATAGGAACTATCTCAGCAGTTGATTCTTCATTCCCTGAAGTTGAAAAATACTCAGGTCAAGTGATGTATGTTGAGAATAGAGGTGCAGTGACAAGAGCTGCAGACCAAATAGAAGATATTAAATTAATTATTGAAATGTAATCATGAGGGGTCATCCCCTCTACATTCAATATTATAAACAAGTTAGGAAACTATGGCTGAAAAAACTGATTTAAATGTATCCCCATATTACGATGATTATAGTGAAGATAAAAATTTTCACAAAGTATTATATCGTGCAGGTAGGGCTCTACAATCTAGAGAATTAATCCAATCACAATCTATACTACAAAATCAGATTGAAAGATTTGGTGGTCATATGTTTAAAGAGGGTTCTATTGTTCAAGGAGCTCAGACTGATGTTAACATGGAACTATACTATGTTAAAGTTAATTCTGCAAATCCAAATGCACTAGGTGATACAAATGTAGAAACTTACAGACAATCATTCCATGGAAAGTTTCTTAAAGGTAAAACAACAGGAGTTGTTGCAAAGGTTATAACTTCATCTGCAGAAACTACAGATGATTCTTTAACACTATTTGTTAAATACCAATCACAAGGAACAGATACATCAAACTCATTTACATTCAGTTCTGCAGAAGAGTTGCAAGAAGTGACCGTAGATGGAGATGGTGTTGTTGCACTTAATACAACCAACTATAATGAGTTCACAGTTGGAACAGAAACAACAATCAATAGTGTTAACGGATTAGCATCTATTGCAAATATATCAGAAGGTGTTATCTTTATAAGAGGATTCTTTATTAAGGTTCCTGCACAAGAGTTAATACTAGAAAAGTATAGTGGAACACCTTCGTATAGAGTTGGATTAACTATTGTTGAATCTTCAGTTGATTCAGCAACAGATTCTTCGTTGAATGATAATGCAACAGGAACTACTAATGAAAATGCGCCAGGTGCTGATAGATTATCAATTGCATTAACATTAAGTAAGTATGCACTTACTACTACTGATGACTCAGACTTTGTTGAAACAATGAGAGTTAATAATGGTATTATTGAATTAGAAGTCAATAGACCAATGTACAATGAAATAGAGAACACACTTGCTAGACGAACATTTGATGCAAACGGTGATTTTGTTGTAAACCAATTTACACATAGTTTAAGAGAACATTTAGACGATAGTACCAATAGAGGTTTCTATGCATCTGCCCAAGGTGGAGATGAGAGTCAATTTGTAATGCAAGTATCGCCAGGCAAAGCATATGTTAAAGGTTATGAGATTGATAAAGTTGGAACTACAACAATACCTTTCTCAAAAGCAAGAACTACAGTTTCTTTAGATAATGCAAATACACCTATTAGATTAGGAAATAAATTAAAAGTTAAGAACATCCATTCATTACCCGAGTTTGGTAATGAAGCAGGAGACGATGCAATGTCTCCATTTGCACCATGTGAATTATGGAATACATCTATATCTTCAGCAGGTACAAAACCAACAACATTCCAAATTGGAACTGCAAGAGTAAGAAACATTGATTTGGACACTGGTTCAGATTCAAGTGATGTGTACACAAATGCATCTGTATTTAACTTGTATATGTTTGATATTAAGATGTTCACTAGAATTAGTGGTACACTAAGTGGAACATTTACTACAGGAGATAGAGTTGTCTCTAACAGTGGTGCAGTTGCAATCGTATCACATACGGATGGTGCTGAATTGTTTGTACATGATGTTGTAGGGACATTTGCAATTGGAAATTCAATTACAACAGAAGGTGTCACTTCAGGTACAACAACAGTGACTGCAGTTAGGTCTTACAATGTTGACCGTGCAAGGTCAATTACACAAACTGCTAAGAACACAAACAGAGAAATATTTACTGCAGACCTAGTTGCAGATTCAGATAGAACACTAACAGGTTCTTTAACTATGTCTTCAGGTAGTACTGCAGTGACTGGTTTTGGAACTAAGTACTTGACTGAATTAAAAGAAGGTGATATCATTGTTGACCAAGCAGGTAATGAAAATGTTGTTGCATCTGTCACCAATGATTTAAGTTTAACATTAACAGGTAATGGTACGACCACATTTAGTGGAAATGCAACAAGACGAAGAGTTAGAATCTTTGACCAAGACCAAACTGCTGCAATATCATCATGGCCAAGAGATTGGATTTCAACACATACTGCAGAGTCTATTCAAGTAAGAAGACAAGAAGTTGTAACCGTTGCATCTAACGAAGTCCAATTATCAACTGGTTCAAATGGAGTATTCGGTGCAAAGAATACAGATAACTTTACAATTGCAGTTATAGAAGCTGCAACAGGTTATGCACAAGGAGACCTTCTAAATGTAGAAGACTTTGGTGGTTCACCACAATCTTCAGGTTCAGGTCAGACATTAACATTGACAGGATTTGATTCTGCTGATAATGGTGCAGTTCTTAGAGTCACTTCTACTATCACAATTACCGACCCAGTTAACAGAGACAAAACAATAAGACCTGCAAGACTACTTAAAGTTGGTTCTGCAAGAAGTGCTGGTGGAAAATATGGTACTGCATATGACGATAGAGAAATATCGTTAGGTGTTGCAGATACATTTAAAATCAGAGGAATCTATGAGGGAGTTGGAGGAACAACACCTCTACCACCTAGTGCAACATTTACAGTGTCTAGTGGGACATTTGTAAACTATGAAAAATTTATTGGACAAACATCTAATGCACATGGTATAATAATAACAACAGGTGGAACAACATACTTCTATTATGTATCAGGAACATTTGTAGATGCAGAAACAGTTGTTGGTCAAACATCTAAAGCAGTTGCAACATTAAGTAATGTATCTCAAGGGTCATCAAACATAACATCTAGATATTTCTTTGACAATGGTCAGAGAGATGGTTTCTATGACTTAGGAAAAATTACACTTAAGACTGGTTCTGCTAAACCTTCAAATCCTATATTGATTTGTTTCGATTACTTTACACCATCAGGAAGTGGAGACTTCTTTGATGTTGAATCATATGCATCAATAGACTATAGAGATATTCCAGTTTACTCACCAAACAAAGTTGACTTGGGTGGTTTAGAACCCGATGGAACATTCGAACTTTCAGATTCACTAGACTTCAGACCAGTTTGTGGTCAAATACTTGGTACATCTACATTCGGTAGTAATAATGCACAAGACCCAACAAGTCCAGTAAACTTATCAACAGATGCTCAATTTGCACCGTTTGGTTATACTACTGGTAGAAACTTTGAAGGAAGTAGAACAGGTATTTCTTCAACTGGTGCTAATGCAACAGACACACCAGTCACTGGTTCAAGTTTTGTTGGAGACATTTCATTCTTTGTTGGAAGATACGATAAAGTATTCTTACATAAATCAGGAAGTTTTCAAACTTCAGTTGGAACACCAAGTCTAACTCCTGCTAAACCAAAAGGAGTTGATGAGTCAATAGAATTATTTGAACTTTATGTTCCACCATATACCTTAAATCTCTCTAACATTAGAGTTAGGTCACAAGACCATAGAAGATTTACAATGAAAGATGTGGCAAGAATTAATAACAGAGTCACAAACTTAGAAAGAATTACTTCTTTATCTCTATTAGAGAAAGATACACAAACAAAACAGATACTAGATACAGATGGACTAGATAGATTTAAGTCAGGTTTCTTAGTAGATAACTTCAGAGGACATAGAGTTGGAGATGTTAACCATCCCGATTACAATATTGCTATAGATACTAAACTAGGTGCAATGAGACCTAAATCATATCAACAGTTCTTTGACATATCTTTAAATACTGCAACATCATCTAGTTATACTAAAACTGGAGATTTGATAACACTACCATTTAGTGAATCATCTTTTGTAAATCAAGATAAAGCATCTAGAACAATCAATGTAAACCCATACAATGTATTTGCATTTATTGGAAATATTAAGTTAACGCCAGGCACAGATGTCTGGCAAGATACAGACCAACTACCCGAAGTAAGAATTAACAGAGAAGGAAACTTTGATGCAATTCAAGCATTGAATGACAATGCACTTGGAACAGTTTGGAACTCATGGCAGACAACATGGGTTGGAGAACCTACACAAGTTTCATCAGAAGTCGAATCAACTTCTAATGGCTCATGGAATGGAGACCCAACACAAGGTGGTGAATGGATTGCTGGACAACAAATCACAAGAGAAATTACAGAAACAGTTGAAACACAAACAAGAACTGGTGTCACAACAAGTGTAGTAGAAGACTTTGTAGAAACAAGAAACGATAGAGTAGTAAGTGTAACACTTATACCATTCATGCGTGCTAGAACAATTGAGATTGATGCAGATAACTTAAAACCAAATACAAACCACTATGTGTTCTTTGACAACATGAGAGTGGATGAATACACTAGACCATTTAGTGCAACATATTCACAAGATGGTGGAACAACAGCAACATCATTCTTAAAAACAGATGGAAACGGAAGACTTCGTGCATACTTTGATTTACCTAATACAGATAGACAAAGATTCCCAACAGGAATGAGAGAAGTTAAAATAACTTCAAGTTTCTATAACTTAAGTAATCCACCTTCAAGTGGAACTGAAATATATCAAGCACAAGGGTTATTACAATCTTCACAAACTGAAGTTGTATCAACAAGAAATGCAAGAGTTATAACTGGTTCTACAACTGGTGAAAGAACAATAACAAGAAGAGGTGAGATGTTGAATACTGAAGTGTTTGATGCTACTGCACCTATTATACCTATTGATATTGTTCCACCAGTAATAATAGACCCACCTATTTCGTCTCCAATACTACCTCCAGTTAGTCTTCCACCATTGCCGATTGAACCACCATTACCTCCATTTATAGGTATTGGTAGAAGAAGAAGGTTTGAAGATTTTGAGATGAGATTTGACATGGAGGATATGGAACCAAGATGGAGAGACCCTCTTGCACAATCATTCATGGTAGAATCAAACGGTGGTATGTTTGTATCTTCAATAGATGTGTTCTTTGAAACAAAGGATGCAACACTACCTGTATCTGTAGAAATCAGAAATATGGTAAACGGATATCCTGGCCAGTTGGTCATGCCATTCTCTATTGCAACTAAGACACCTTCACAAGTTAACACTTCAACAGATGGTTCTGTTGCAACAACATTTACATTTGATTCACCAGTGTATCTAAAACAAAACCAAGAGATGTGTTTTGTTGTATACTCAAATTCAAATGAATACAATGTGTTTATTTCAAGAATGGGTGAAACAGACCTTGCAACAGGACAAACAATTGCAGGACAACCATATGCTGGTTCATTGTTCATGTCTCAGAATGCATCCACATGGACTGCAGAACAAACTGATGACTTGAAATTTAATCTTAAGAAATGTCGTTTTGATATTACTAAGACACCTCTTCTTAAATTTGATAATGACACATTACCAGTGCATACATTACAGAATAATCCAATTGAAACATTTAGTGGACAAAACTATGTAAGAGTGATAAACTATTTTCATGGAATGTATAGCACATCATCCAATACGACTGTAGCAGGTGTAGTTGGAGATAAGAGTGGTGCTGTATTGACTATTGGAACACCAGTAGTATCAGGAACACCTGTAAACGGAACTTATACTAATGTTGCAACTACTACTACTGGAAGTGGAGTAGATTGTACAGTTGATGTTGTTGTTACAGATAATGCTATATCATCATGTGTTATTAGTGGAACTGGAAGTAATTATACTACATCAGATTCATTAACCATAACAAACTTTGATGGTGGAACTGCAGATGCAACTATTGCTATTGATTCTATTGGAGAGACACTAGGTGGTATTCCAGTAGATTCTATCAATTCAACATTTACTGCAATTGCAAATATTTCTATAGATTCATTTACAGTAATTCCCGACTTATCAGCATTTGATTTAAAAGCAGGATATACTGCAGACAATAATACACTAGGTGGTGGAAGTGTTGCAACTTCATCAAGAGATTACTACTTTGATTCATTACATACAATGATTCCAAGTACACAAGTTGAAGGAACAAGAATTGTCTCATCAGTAAACTTGACTCCTGCAACTTCACCCGAAGCATACATAAACGGAACTGCATATACTAAGAGACTTGATAATGACTTTATCACTTTGAATGATAATGCATTCTTAGGTTTCCCAAGTATGGTTGCATCATCAATAAATGAAACAAACGAAATGAGTGGTGGTAAATCATTTACAACTGTATTACAAATGCAGTCGTTCAATAATAACATTTCACCAGTTGTAGATGTATCAACCATTGGTGTGATTGCTATTGGAAACAGATTAAATCAAATCAACAGTTCTAGTGACCTAGCAATTGCAAGTGACTATGTATCATCTACAGAAAGTGATGCAGACAATAATGCAATGATATATTGTACTAGAAAGGTAAATCTAAAAACTCCTGCATCATCCGTTAAGGTTATTGCAGATTTCTTTAGACCACCAACTACAGATTTAAAGGTTATGTATAAAGTGCTATCAAATGATGATTCAACACCTTTTGATGAACTAGATTGGAGATACTTCAATACAGATGGTTCACCCGACATAACTACAGAAAGAGATGCAAGAAACTTTAAAGAATATGAGTTTACTGCAGAGAACTTACCCGAGTTCAGTGCATTTGCAGTTAAAATAGTTGGACAAGGAACAAACACTTCAGTAGTACCATTGGTATCTGCTCTTAGGTGTTTAGCACTTGCATAATGAAAGTAGAAGGACATAGTAATCTTATAAGAGATGAACATTCTTCTGCTATTGTAAGTACAGATTATAATGGATATCTTGCAGTAAAGAAGAGACGTGAGTTGCAAAAGAAAACGACAGAGGACATAAATACATTAAAGGAAGAGATGGGAGAGATTAAAAATCTACTTTCAGACTTAATAGAGAAATTACATGGCAAAGACAGTTAATCAGTTTAGTACTATAGAAGACTTCAGAAAGAAGTATAACGAACTTGCAATTGATGTAGGGGATAAGAGTGGATTAAGAACAACCAACTCTTCTACATTAGTTGATGCAGTAAATTCACTAGAAGATAAATCTTTCTTCTTCCAAGAGTTTGTTTATGTTGCAACTGCTGGACAAACTTCTTTTGTTGGGGACGATTCATTTGGAAACTCATTGGAGTTCCGTGCAAATAGAATCCAAGTATTCAAAAATGCACAACATTTAATTGAAGGAACAGACTTCACAATTAGTGGTGCAAGTGGAAACAAACACACTATTATAACTTTAACTTCAGGTGCAACTGTATCTGATAAAATTGTAATCTATTCATTTACAGGTTCTTACTTAGGAACAAACATTGGTGCAGGTAGTGGAGTTGCAGGACAGTTTACAGAGACTGCTGCAAACACTATTTACAATATCAATGATTCAGGTGTTATTCTAAATGGAGAAGGTTCTCCAAATCAAACAACATCATTACAGAGTGGATTCAATATCCAACTTGCAGGAAAGACTTATGCAGAAGATGACATAACACTTGCAAGTGGTAAAACTTTAACAGCATCAACACTAACAGATGGAACTGCATCTATTTCAGGTGGAGTTGGAACAGGTTTTAGTTCTATAACATCAACATCATTAGTGGGTGCATTGACAGGTAATGCAACAACATCATCAACAACATCTTCTATATCAAACCATGCAGTAAGTGGTTTGAGTGATGTACAGACTAGTTCACCACAAAATGGACAATTGATGGTTTGGAATAATTCTGAAGGATATTGGGAAAACCAAAATGCAGCTGCAACTTATACAAATGAAGATGCAATGGATGCTGCTGCTGGAATGATTACTAGTGCAACACATAGTAATATAACTGTAAGTTATGATGATGCAAATAACACACTGGCATTTTCTGCAGCTGCACAATATGGTGATTCAGATGCAAGAGGTGCTATCTCAGGTGGAGATGGTTTGACTTATAACTCATCTAATGGTGTTATGGGTGCAAATACCTCAAATGGTATCACTACAAACTCAGACAATATTGTATTAGACTATGAAGTCGTTAGTTCTGCACCAACTGTTGTTGGTTCAACATCAACTGGACACTTATGGTTCGTCATATAAGATTATGCTATGTCAGATGAAATTTATATAAACACTGGGACAACGATACAACAACCCTTTAATCAGAGAAACCCTGCACAAGGAACTTCTCCAACAGTTGCACAAAGAACTGCTCAACAACCTGCAATTGCACAACAACCAGGCACGTATGATAACAGGTCTCCTTTTACATATAGACACCCTGCAAATGGACAACAACCCTACATAGCAAATGCTCAACAACCGTATCCATATATTGCTAATGCACAAAATCCTTATCCTGCTAATGCACAACAACCGTACCCATACATTGCTAATGCACAACAACCGTATCCTTACATTGCAAATGCAAGACAACCTTACATAGCAAATGGACAACAACCTTATCCGTACATTGCAAATAGTCAAACCCCTTATCCAGCAAATGCTCAGCAACCTTATCCGTATCCTGCAAATGCTCAACAACCGTATCCTTACATTGCAAATGCACAAAATCCTTATCCTGCTAATGCACAACAACCTTATCCGTATATTGCAAATGGACAACAACCATATTCATATAATCAACCATCAACATATAGTAGACAAGGAACTGGTGTAACGAATGTAACATATACTGAAACATTAACTGCCCAAGATACACTTAGTTTTAGTGGACATGGAGACAATCATATTAGATTTGATGTAGCTAATGTAAGTAGTAGAAGTTTTGATATTATAGATGGTAAAATCAACTTTCTTATAACTATTTCTACATCGGGGTCTAATACTATTTTTAATATGGATGTTCGATATCAATCTCATTTTGCTGATGGATTTGATGGTTTTGTTGGAGTTAGTGGAAGCCCGCCATCTATATCATTACCAACAAATGGAACCTACAGAGATGTATTCCAATACTCGTTCCCAACATCAACAGCACCCACAACTTTTGGATACGAAGAAACGGATGCACCAATTTTTACTAAGTTTCCAAATTATTCAACAAATTCTGTAAGTCAGAGCTGGGGAACAGGTGTTGGTTCTACGTACACTTTATCCGAAGGAACTACTAATTCTACAGTAGCAAATGACACCTTTGCATTTGCTTTGAGTTTCAGCCATTCTAGAGCCCCTAGTGGAAGTACTACCTTTAGTGGTTATGGAGAAGGTAGTGTTGCATTTGACTTGAAATTTAACAGAAGTGGATTTCCTGAATTAGCATCAGAAGAAATACATGTGATGGCAACATTTGAAAATGAGTATTCTGGCTCTGGCGGTGGAGGGCCCTTATAATGCCTATTTGGACATCAACCCCATTTCCGTATCCGTATATTGCTAATGCTCAGAGCCCTGCAATAGGTCAAACTCCTTTTACATATAATAGACAAGGACAAACACCTTTTACATATCAAGCACGACAACCTAGTACATATGCAAGACAAGGTCAAACACCGTTTACATATCAAGCAACAGGAAGAAACCCGTTTACATATCAAGCACGACAACCTAATACATATGATGCAACAGGAAGAATACCATTTACTTATCAGAACAGAAGTCCATTCACATATGAAACACAAGGTCGAACTCCTTTTACATATAATAGACAAGGTCAAACACCTTTTACATATCAAGCACGACAACCTAGTACATATCAAGCAACAGGTCGAACACCATTTACGTATCAGAATAGGACTCCAATTACATATAGGCATCCTGCATCAGCACAACAACCTTATATTGCAAACTCACAAACTAATGTTGTATATCAAGTTACCTATAATACACCTTATACATTCCAAGCACCATACATATATCAACAACCTTCAATTGCAACTAGAGCTATAGGGCCAGTTGCAAAAGTTAAGGGTGTATATGTAAATGACAATGGAACTCTTAGGAAAGCACAACAAGTATATGCAAACGATAGTGGAACTGTAGAAAAAATACATCAGTCTGTACCGACTTCTCAGTTTAGTAATTAAAAACGCATAAATAGTTATATGGCTATACTTGCAAACATTTTTATCGACCAAGGAACAGACTTCAGTATTACAGTAGATGTAACCGATTCTGCAGGTGATGTGTTGGATATGACTAATTACACTTCTGCAGGTCAAATAAGAAAAACATACACTTCTTCAACTGTTAGTGCAACCTTTACCACAAGTATTAATGCAGCTGCAGGACAAGTCACATTATCTTTAAACGATACCACAACTTCAGGATTAGAAGCAGGTAGATATGTTTATGATTTAAATATTACGTCAGGTGGTGGACAAACCACAAGAGTGGTAGAAGGACAAGCAATAGTTACCCCAGGCGTCACGAGGTAGATTATGTCAAACATTAAAGGAACATTAAGTAGAGTTGCCACAATAGGTGGTAGAGTAGCAGGAACAGGAAATGTTCGTGCAAAACAAGTTGCAATAGGCTCAGGTTCAAGTGGAACTGATTTAAGTCAAAAATCTCTCAACGAATTATCAGATGTAAATGCATCAGAAACAGATGATGGATTATTATCTTATGATGCATCATCAGACAAGTGGACAACTACTACAAATTTAGACGGTGGAACATTCTAGTTGTCTAAATACTAATACAAAAATCAAGGTGTCAATCAGTGAGACACGACCCACATAGTGAGTGGACAGGTACATAATGTAATCACGACTCGGACAGTGAAGAGTCAAAATATAACAATTAATTTTTATAGGAAATAAAAATGGCAACAGTAATTCAAATTAAAAGAAGTACGGGTGCAACAGCTCCAACGACATCAAATTTGTCAGAAGGGGAATTAGCATACGTACAGGATAGAGCGAATTCAGGTGCATCAGCAAAACTATATATTGAATCTATAGATTCTGACAACAGTACTGCATTAATCCACTCAATCGGTGGTAAGTATTATACAGATATCTTAGAAGGTTCATCTGCAACTCCTGCTAACTTAAAAGTTGGTAATGGTTCAACTGCAGGTGCAAGTGTACAGTTATTGGAAGATTCAGACAACGGAACAAACTTCGTTGCATTGAAAGCTGCCGATACACTAGCTGCATCAACAACTTTCGTTCTACCAACAGCAGACGGTTCTGCAAACCAAGTGATTGGTACTGATGGTTCAGGAAACTTATCTTTCTTGTCAACAACATCAACACTTGCAGGTGCAGACGACACTAATATCACATCACCATCAGACGGTGGTATGTTATTATATGATGCAGATACATCAAAATGGATTGATAATGTAATGTCAGGTGATGCTACTTTAGCAGACACAGGTGTTTTAACACTTGGTTCTGATGTTGTAGACGGAACAAACATTGCAGACGATTCAATCGACTCAGAACATTTAGTAGACGGTGGTATTGATACAGCTCACATTGCTAACTCAGCAGTAACAGTAGGAAAAATCGACTTCTTAGTAGACGAAGACAATATGGTCTCCGACTCTGCAGTTAAAGTTCCTTCTCAACAATCTGTTAAAGCATATGTAGATTCACAAGTGACAGCACAAGATTTAGATATGGCTGGTGATTCAGGAACTGGTGCAGTCGACTTAGACTCACAGTCAATCACATTTACTGGTGGAACTGGTGTAACAACTTCTGTTTCAGGTCAAGCAGCGACTTTCGCTATTGGTCAGGCAGTAGGTACAACAGATAACGTAACTTTCAACAACGTATCAGTTGATGGAACACTTACATCTGATGACATCACTGCAACTACAATGACTGCAAGTGGAAACGTAGTTGTGACTGGTGACTTAACCGTTAACGGAACAACAACAACAGTAAACTCTACAACAGTAGAAATTGCAGACCCTGTATTTGAAATCGGTGAATCAACTTCAGACGATAACTTAGACAGAGGTATTAAATTTAACTGGCACAATGGTTCAGCTGCAAAGATTGGTTTCTTTGGTATGGACGATACAGATGGTACATTTAAATTTATATCAGATGCAACAGATTCATCTTCAGTCTTCTCAGGAAGTGTTGGTGATGCAGAATTTGGTGGTTTAACAGTATCAAGTCTAACATCATCAGGTAATTTATCAGGTGTTGGTCTTGCATTAAGTGGTTCAATCACTTCATTAGACGGTGCAGCTCCAACAGCTGGACAGTTAATGATTGGTAATGGTTCTAATGGAGACATGGAACTTGCAACTTTAACTGCTGGTGAAGGAATGGATGTAACTAACGCTGATGGTGCAATCACTATTTCAGGTGAAGATGCAACAGTCACTAATAAAGGTATTGCGTCATTTGACACTAATAACTTTACAGTTACTTCAGGCGCAGTTGCAATTACAGCAATAGACG